ATTACCATACAATTTTCTTTTGGGGGAATTCTACATTTTTGATATAAAAATTCAGTTTCTCCTGCAGCATCTGGTTCTAATGAATTCAAATACAAAGAATATACTAATCCTCTCCATGCTTGTTCGCCATTTCCTTGCTCTGGATGCCATACATGATAACCGCCTCCAGGCATTGTTCTTTGCATTTTTACAGAACTACATCTTAATGATGGTTCTTTTAAAACATCATATTCATCAGTATATTCATCAAAGCAATTTTGAAGTCCTTCAAAGAAAACATCCATTGCTGATTTTCCATTGAAGGATGATGTTTGATGATTTCTCATGTTTAACATCACCGAATCATCTTGTTTTGATATCTTTTTAACTCCCTCAATTTGTTGTCTTGAACCTACCATTCCATATGATTGAAGACGTTCAAACTCTTCAATCATATGTTGACAAAAACCTTCAGGATATACGTTTTCATACATTCCAATGAAATCGATATATTTTGTTTTCATATAATTACTTCAAATTTTTTGAATATTTATAGGTTTGTTTGTGATAGATTACCGTACCAATTGACTCCACTATTAGTTGTAATGAATGAATATGCATTGATTTTATCGTTTGTGGTGGTTCCAACGCCAACAGAACCACCTTGCCAATTGATGGATGCAGGCCAAGTAATCGTTGGAACTCCTGATGATGGATTGGTAAGATAAAGTATAAATCCAAAAGCACCGGGGGACATTTGTATTGAGTTAAAATCAAATGTTATAGATCCATTTGGTAGTGTGGCAGTTATAACATTTCCATCTGCAACTCGAATTGTTGTAATTCCAGAAGAAAGAGTTCCTAATGAATTGACTACTTCTGCGTAATTTGTGAATGTTGATGATAAAATGTTGCGATTATCATCAATAATGTCAGTTCCAATAATTTTAATTGACATCTTTATGAAAAATTAAAGAGAGCAATGTTTCCATACCAATCTACTCCATTATTTAAAGTATTGAAAGACCAAATATCAGTTTTACTTGCGACAGTTGTTCTGTCCGGAACTGTCCCACCAGTCCACTTAACTGATGATACTCCCGCTGTACTTGGCCAAGAAAGTGTAACAGTTGTTCCACTTCCAGCATTTGTTAAGAATATCAGAAAACTTGCAGCACCAGTTGAAATTCCGGAAGTAAATGTGAAAGTTGTAATTCCTGATGTTGGTAGTGTTGCCGTAAATACTGTTCCCGTGGATAATCCAATATTAACAACAGAATCTGCAGGCAATGTGCCTAAGGTAACAATACTTTCACTGTAATTTTGTAAAGTAGTAGTTGAGATTCCTCGATTGTTATCAATAATAACACTGGAACCGATTGAAATTGCCATATCCTTTTTTATTGATTATTTATTTGATTTTTAAGATTTTGAACTTCTTCGGAAAGTTCTTTGATTGCTTCAATCAAAACACCAATGATACCATTATAATTAACCGTCTTGGGACTGGTATTACTCACAAGTTCAGGAAGAATTTCTTCAAGTTCTTGTGCAATCACACCTACAGATGGTTTATTATCTTTCTTCCAGTTAAATCTAACACCACGAAGTTCTGATACAATATCTAATGCATTTTCAAATGTTTGAACATTTTCTTTGAGATTTGCATCAGATGTTGAGTTAAAATCTGCAGCTGTCACAATACCTGTTACGCTCACCTCATTGGCAAATAATGTTGATTGGAATGTTCCGATACCAGCAAAGGTTGAAACACCTGATACACTCAATTGATTTGCAAATAAAGTAGTACCAGTAACAGTTGTAATACCAGCAAAGGTTGAAACACCTGATACACTCAATTGATTTGCAAATAAAGTAGTGCCAGTAACGGTTGTAATACCAGCAAATGTAGAGACACCAGTTACATTTAATGTGGTAGCAGTAGTAATACCAAGACTTGAGATGCCAGTAACATATAAGTTATCAGTTAAATCTATATTTGTAGTGTTTAATGTATTAGTATTGTGATTCCACTGCAGTGTTGTCTGATCAATCGAAACTGATGTTACATTTCCACTTGTAATACTAGTAAGAAGAATATTTTGTGTTCCACTTCCTGTTTGCAGACTTGCACCAGCATTTGATATATTTGTACCGTCTCCATAAAAAGATGTTGCAGTTACAATACCACCACTAATTGTTACTCCAGTTCCAACTTTAAGAGTTGTAAAAGTTGAAACCCCAGTTGTTGCATTTATATTGCCAGTGAGGTTTCCAGTAACGTTACCAATTAAAGAACCATAAAGAGAATTAGCAGTAACAATACCTACATTTAGAATTGAAATATTGCTTGCATTTGCCGAATCAGTTGGAATTGTGGTTCCAATGCCAACATGAGTTCCTGTGAAAACAAAATTATCTGAACCCGCAGTTACTGAACCGTTATTGTACTGAACATTATTTACAGATCCTGCTGGAATTGGAGGAACGCCAGTCAGTCCAGACCCGTCACCATAATAAGTAACAATACCACTTACAGCAGTTATAATTCCCGACGTTATTTTAACACTACCTAATGTTGATATTCCAGATACATTTAAACTATTGAAGTTATTTGGATCTAATGCCAGTTCTCTTTCTAATGATTCTCTAGTTGTTGTATCAATTGTTTGAATACCAGCAAGAGTAATTTGTCCACCATCAGTATAAACAACCGTGCTAGTTCCAACTTGATATGTTGCTGCTGTTGCAACTCCACTAATTTTTAATCCTCCGGTTAAATCAATCCCAGAAGAGTTAATCGTTACTGCAGATCCAACAACCGCAGAGGATGTAATGACTGCAGAAGTTGTAGTTGTGACTCCAGTTACTGTTAATGATGTGGCACCAATACCACCAACAACTTGAAACTTATAGAGAGCACTGAGATTGGTGCTACCTATGCCGACGTTTGCTTTTGCTACATCAGTAAAGATTAAACCATTATTAACTTCAAGACCGTTTTTAACGATAAAATTTTTATTAACTCCAGCCATTGAGGTTCTCTCTCCCCTCTATACTTTTTATATTTATATAGAAGTTATCACTAAAGCACCAGAGTTGTTAATAGTAACTCTAAATTCATTGCCATTCGGTGATGTCAAAATCAAACCTTGAGTACTATTTCCACCTGCTTTGATGTCACCTTCGACTCTCAATTTGCGTGTAGATATTGCTGTTCCAATACCAATGTTCCCATTAGTTCCATAAATTGTAGATCCTGATCCCACTCCAATTTCAATACTATCAACAGTCACATCCATTGCAGTGGAACTTTTGGAAATTAATCCAAATCTTCTCCAATCATTTGTATCAGTATAGACCCAACCAAGATAACCACTCGTTATGGGATTTGCATTGAGACTTACATCACCAGGATTACTTTGCGTAGTTGGAGTCTGAGTATCAAAACTGATTTTACGTGCTATATCAGCAGTTCCTTGTAGGAAGATTGATTTGGCTTCAATACCTTTGTCGGAGTTTGATGTGACTTTTTCATTAATAACAATTGGACCATCAAATTGTGACACTAATGACTTATCATCGCCACCGCCAACACGAATTGAACGATTAACATTAATTTCAAGTGGTGAAAGAACATCAAATCCAATGTTAATTCCACCCTCTCCAATATCTTCTCCAGTAATTGTTGGAACTGGAGAATCATAAATTTGCTCTTGTCCTGTTGTTGAGTTTAACTTTTTATTGCCAGTGTAGAAATTACCACGATCGTCCATACCAGTATAAATGGTAACGCCACCATCAAGTTTCACTGATTGAGCAATTAATTGATCTCTTTCTGTAAGCGACCGATCTTGTTTTTCTGGGAATGAAGTGGAATAATTTCCTGGACCATATCCAAGATACTCAAAAGTATGTCCAGATGCACGAACAATAGAATTTCTACGTAATTCAACAGGAATTGGATTGATTTTTCTAACAATTGATCCTACAGCATGTGCTTGACGATTTGTACCAAGAACAGATCTAAATGCATAGATTACATTTGCTGCTGGAGTGGTTTTAACTTTAAAAATTTCATCATCAATGGAGAAATAATCTCCAATTTTAAATCCAAGAGTGTCTGAATTTGTAATGTAAATTGGTGAGGATTCTAATGCGCTTGCCGTAATTGCTGTTGCAAGTGTAGTGGTAATACCGGCATATTGTTCAATTAATCTACCAGATATTTTTTCATTTGATTTTGTAATTAATCCACCTTGAGATGTAAGTCTATGGCGATATACTTCAATTGTTCCACTTGTTGATGGAGATGTAGTTCCCAATCCAACGATAGTAAAGGATGTGCTGATTCCTGAAATAGTATCAACAATTGTATTATCTACAACAAAATCGCCATTGTAGATGCTATTTGTTGCTCCACTAAATCTAACCTTATTGCCAATCTTAAATCCATGAGCTCCATTAAATGTTACGATACCAGTTTGTGTGGTTCCATTATACGTGAAAGTAGAAATTCCAAGAACTTTACCAGTAACAACTGCAGCAGAATTTGCTGTTGCAGTAACTCCTATACCAGTTGTTGTGTATCCAACAATTGAATTCGAAGATTGAACATAAATTTCTTTTGGATTGTTGGTATGAATAATCTTATACAGATTATTATATGCAGCATTTGATTCTGAACCAACACCGAAAACACTTAAACCTTCTCCATGTGGATCATAAATGTTTGCAACGGTAATTGTTGCTCCAGATCCAACAGTTCCAATTCCAGTAACAGCACACAAATCACCAACATTATAGGATGAACCACCATCCATAATTTTAACGTCTGTGACAGTTCCAGCGACACTTACCGTTACAACAGCTGTTGCATTGACACCTATTGATGTATTGAGACCCGTGAGTTGTGCATTATAATAAGTTCCAGCAATGTATCCAGCACCACAAGTTTGAATACCAACAGAGGTAATGCCAGAGAATCCATGATCTAATTTTGTATAGATTGTATGAGTAGTTCCTGATCCTGAAATAATATCAGTAATTCCGAGACCAACATTTAAATCGATAAATTTATCTTGAATTGTTTGTCTCGATAAACTCTTTTGTGGATCGTTAATAACAACTTTTCCAATCTGATTTGAAACTGCAAAACACTTTGCTGCTTCTGGGTCAGAGATTACATCATCTCTATTTGTTTGTGGATACAGATTGTTAATTGGTTGACTTAATTTAAAACCTGTGAATGGGGAAATTGTAGGAGAAATTGAACTTTCAATTAAAGTAAGGTGATAAATTCCGTCCTGAACATTGTGTTCATACTTTTGTACCTCAACACTTCTATAAACTTGATATGTATTATTTGTTCTCTTTCTCTTAAAGTGAGGGAGATTTAAATTTCTTGTATTAATGTCACTTTGGAAAGAACCTGGATCAACAGAAAGATCGTAACTAAAATGTTTTGTGTTACTAATATCAGTAACAGTAAATGTACCATTAAAGAATGAATTGGCAACACCGGTAGGATTGTTGGTGCTCTTGACATTTAAAACTTCAACTTGAGATCCAATAGTTAAATTATGTGGAAGTTCAGTAACAACGTTTGCGGTTCCCGAAGAATAACTACAAGTTGCAATAAATCCTGGATTTCTTAATTCTGTTGTATTTTGAAGCGTTGCGGAAGAAGTGTTGAAATATTTTTGAATTTCAGTTGCATCGTTTCCAAGGGTATCATTTGAAACTTGAAGAATATATCCATCAATTGGAGATCTTGATAGAGTTGGAGAATCTTTTGGTATAACATAACGAACACGATATACAGTTTCCGATACGTTTCGAGTATCTGGTGTTCTCTTAATGTAAGTTCTTGGTGTGGTTGTTTCTGTATAACTTGAACTTAACAAAGAATAAATTGAATTTTCCGTCGATGCGGTGGCAACATTCACATACCACTGTGAATTTGTGCTATCAAATGCAATTGGATGTCCAATATCTCCAGAAGTTTTATCAGATACTCTACTTACAACTTTAAGAATTCCGCCCTTAGTATTAATTGTAAGAGGATTTGTATTAATCGCATCAGTCAATGTTTGTGCAATCTTAACTTGATTTGATCCGATTCCTGAGGTAATTGCATGATAAATTTGGTTTGCATTTAAACCATCAGGAAGGCTTCCATTGTCGCTAATTACACGAATTGTTTCTCCATTAGCAAAAGTATGACTTGAAGTTAATGTAAGTGTATCTGAAGAAATGCTATTAATTCCTGCAAGAGATCTTCCAACTGTGTATGATTTTTCATAAGAAATAGTCGTATTCGGCATTACAATTCTTGCCGAATACTCTGTGCTTATACCACTTGATGTGATTTGAAGATATAATCTATCATTTGGACTTGCGCCAATTCGATATCCATCAATGACATTTTCTGGTGGGTCGTTTTGATTAGTTTTCTGATATAAGTACAGTCTTGAAGTTAATGCAATTCCTACTGTATTTGTGCGATCAAGACTCAAAAATGATACATTTCTTTCATTTGCTTGATTTTCTTGTGGAGAAATAATATGAGTAATATATCCAATATCATCTTTTGCAAATGCATCTTTCCTAAATCCCTTTGCAATTAATGCTCTTGCACCAAAGTTGGAGTTGGAGTTATTGATAGAAAAGTCTCCACCACTATCAACTTCAAAATGATTTGCATAACCAATTGCAAAAACAGATACGATCTGAATATATGAATCATTAACTGCTTTAATATGGGAATTTTCATATGCTGGTTTATAAACTGATCTCGAATCTGTACTAAGACTCGTAACAGTGGTTGAATCTTCATACTGACCAGTTGTTGAATCATATTTGACAAATGCATTATCGTCTTTTTGCAATCCAATTCCAGTGAATTGGGCAACAACCATTGACTTAAATCCAGATGCCTTATTTCCATCCGCAAGCATTCCACACATTCCATATACAGAACGTGTAGAAACATTAAAGATGTATGGTGATGCTGATGTTACTGTATCAACATTAATACTTAACGTTGCTCCTGCAGTTGTTGGTAATGGATTAGAGGGAACGTTTTGAACTTTGTAAGTCAGAGTTGTGCTATCTATCGATTGATAAACAACAAATTTTCCATTATAATCACTTGAAGAAACTCCTTGAATTGTAATTGGGGTATCTACATTTAATTCTGAAAATGGCTCTGCTAATGTAACAGTAATTGTTGTGGTTCCAATGATTCCATCACCAGCACGAATACTTGTGATTCCTACCTCAGCGCCTCTAGAACCGACAATACGATATTCATCAATAACTGGCTCAAAATCCTGATCTGCAGAAGGATAATCATCAAAGATTTCTCTACCGCTTACAGATCCATAACAAATACCAACCTTTTCATAGTACATATCAAGATCTGTTCGATCTGTTGAATATGTTTGATATGCATCATCAATATCGACATCATTTACACCATCAGCATATTCAAAACATGTTAATTTATGATGAGAAAAATTAGGAACGAATAAATTGCTTGTATAATCCTTATAACAATTTCCATTTGGATCCGCATCAAGAATTGTAAATTGCCAGAAATAACAACCACCAGTTATTCTAAAGATTGCCGATCTTTCAACATCATCATTTTCAGGATTTGGAACATATGTTGGACGAATTCTTGTTTTTCTTAAATCCATACCAACAATGGAGGTTCCACGAGGAACAATAACTCCACCATGAATACTGTTTAATTTATAAAGAGCATTATTTTCTGCAGTTAAATCGAAAACGGTGCTCAAATTCCACTCAGTTAGGTCATTTGAGGTTGCACCAGTTCTCAGTCTAAAATTATTTGCACCATCTGGAATCCATCCCGGACGGTTATCTACAACATGATCACCAGGATATAAGACAATTGTTGTTTTGTTGAATCTATCATTATTGGATCCACGCTGATAAGAAAATCTTGCAGATTCTGCAAGAGCTCTTTGAATTGTTCTAAATGGTTTTGTTAATGAATTTCCTTGATTTTGAATACTATCTGTTGCATCGATACTACTTGGATCAACATATAAAATTGTACCACGAACAGATTTCAGAAAATTATCTAAGCGTGAGAGACTCATCTTATTTAAACTATAGTTTCCGTTATGGATTATTTATCATACAAGAAAACCTCCATTAAGGAGGTTTTCAAGTCACACGGAAGGGGTTTGGTTTGAGTATCGCCTTCTTATATATTAGCATACTTTTTCGTCTCCCACAAGAGATTCAAATTTTTATCAAATATCATCACATATCGGTGTTTGCGACTTCTTTCTTTCCACTCTCCCTCAGAACTTTTTATTTTTCCACGAGAGTGTTTAGTTCCGTCTGAATAATAGAAATCTTTCTTTCTATCTGTGAGACCGTAGTACTTAAAGTTACAAGCGCGATAAATTGTACCAGAATGGTGATCTGAATCGGCATAAGAAAGGATTGCTTTAACTTCAGTATCTTTCCGAAATTGTCTAATCGCTCGTGACACAAACCAAGAAGTGATGTTATGTTCGCATGACTGCGTACTAGGGTGGATGCAAAGTCTTGAAAGTTCAAAGAGTCCTTGTTGTTCATCACGATTTAATCCAAATGCTCCTACCGCAATTTCAGGTACTGGTAAACCAGTAAAGACGCAAGCACCAAGACAGGGGCCCAATCTAAGAACCTCTGTAAATGACTTGCGATATAATCCATAATTATAACCAGACTTAAAATCTTTTGATTCGTCTTTTAGATAATGATGAGTGTAAAGAAGTTCTTTAATGTCATCTTTACTCACTCTATCTATGTAAAAGTCAGACTTCATTCACTTTGCTTACATTCCATCATATATTCTACAGTATTTGCCACATCATTCATAGCGTCACGAAGATATGGTTGTTGTCCAGATTCTTGTTTGACGATTGGGCGACTATCATCAGTCAATGTCCAACGCCATTGCTTCATTGAATCACAAAACCAGAGATTAATTTTCATGTTTGAAATGTTCCAGTTCGATCCAATTAAGAAGGGTTTGGAAGGAACTGATTGATGCGGCCGTACAATTATCTTTTTTAAGTTGCTCAACATAAAATTCAAGTGCCTCAATGGCCATCTCACGATCTTTTTGGGAAATTAATGACATTGGAGTTTCTTATTGAACTCAAGCCAGATGTCGGATTTGAACCGACGACCAACGGTTTACAAAACCGTTGCTCTACCACTGAGCTAATCTGGCATTAATCAACAGGAAGACACTCAGGATTCTCTAGTTCTACATCAAATAACATTGGATGGCATTGCTCATCAATAAGATAAAATGATGTTCGATAAAGATCCTCAGGTTCCCATCGTAGTTGTTGATCTGCTAGTTCGATCAACTCTGGATCTGAAAATGCAATTTCTGGAAGTTCATCAAAGGTAAATGGTATATGATTGATGAAATACATCAAGACAATTTTTGAACCCTTTTCATACCAGCAATAGGCAGTTTCGATCCGATACTTCATTGCTTTTTGATTTTATTTAGAAGTATATGGGCGAAGGGGGACTCGAACCCCCACGGGAATACTCCCAGCAGATTTTAAGTCTGATACGGCTACCGATTACGTCACTCGCCCATAAGAACCTATGTTTGGTAGGTAGGAGGATTATACTTCAAGAACTCAAAGAATGTCAACTTCATTTCTTTTTGTGTCATTCCGCAATGTTTTGCTGCTTTGGGTAAATTCCACTTTGCAGAAAACAAAGCTTCATTAGACTCTTTGACATTTTCTGGTGTTGTTTTCACTGAATATTCGTAAAGAGTTGCTCTATTGATTTTATATGGATTCATCTACAGAGGACTTGCATAAGAAAGTGTTTCTTCGTCTACAGTTTCTCGAACAAACTGCAGAACATTCATAAACTCTTCTACTGTATCACATTTGACTGTTTTTTCTGCTCCTTCATTTGAATAGAGATAAACTGATCGTTTGATCGGATCGATAACACATCGACTCAGATACTCATCTTGCATTAGGTTGTTTTGTGATTACTCTAGTATTATAGGACGAAAAGAAATGAGTGTCAAGCATCCTGTTCCACTTCTAAAAGTGGTACGTCTTTTCTGGTTGCATTCACCACATAGTAACAATCAATATTGGCACCATTGCCAGACTTAATATGAATTTTTTTACCCCATTCAATTTTTTCAACAATTAAATCTTGAGAATAACCAATTTGTGTTAAAGTCACTGTGATTGTTTCTGGATCAACTAGACCACTCCAATATTCTGGCACTTCTATCACATTTTCATTTGTAAGTCGGCCGCGAATGTAAACACCGTTTTCTGGACCTTCTAAACAAGCATGAATTAATCTTTTGTTCTGCTTTGTTGGATGTGGAATATCAAAAAGTTTTACACTGGCACATACCGTTGCTCCACAAAGTTCTGCGGTTGTATTGATATTTCCTGTTATATCAATTTGTCCTGTACCATTAATTTCAGTATTTACTTTCAAATAATCAATCTTTGCTTTTTTATGATAAAAAGGCGTACAAGCTTCTGTGGGATATGTTGCTTGATTTAGATTTCCATACCAAATAAATTCATAATCATTCATTTCATTTCCCCATCCGCCTGCAACTTTGTCACAGTTTTTTCCAGATGCTACTGGTTTTAATGTAAATGTGTCTGCTTTTTTTGGTTCTACCAAGTCACCATTTGAATCAAATTTATCTGCCATGATTAGTTCCTTTTAATGTCGTAATGATATCCGGAAATTGAATATTGTTCATTATTGCCTGGATAATCTGCAGGCGATTTGCCTTCATATTCTGGGATCAAGTCTTCACCATCTGCACGAGTGGCAAAAATATGATAGAAACAATCAATTGGAATTCCTCCATTTGATTGAAGATATACTTTGTTTTCATCAATTCTTTTAATAAGAATATGTTGATGAGCACCAATTGGAGTTAATTGAACCGTAATTGATTTCCAATCAACAAAGTTTTTCCAATACTCTGGGAGATCAATTTCAGTATTGTTTCTGATTCTTCCCCGAATATAAACATCGTTGTAAGGAGCCTCTGGACAAGTGTGGCGAAGTCTCCAACCCTCTTTTGTTGGATGTGGGATATCAAAGTTCTTTTTAGCAGAAAGAAAATGACCTCCACAATTTGACGCTACTTCACCTTGAACATAAAGATCTTGTCCTACCTGTAATTGTTCATTGACATCTACGGCGCCAAGAAATGCCGACGATCCTTTAACTGCTAAAGAATAAGGATTATTAGATCCTTGACAGAGTTCTCCTAAAATTTCTGGGTCCTCTTCCATATCGCTATTTGATGCTGGTCCAATCATGACCGATGCAGTCAAAAATGGATGAGGTTCTCCAACAACAAGAGGTCCTTCAATATAAGAAGATCCGCGAATTTCTTTTTTTCCTACTCCTAACGCTCCCTCTGGAGACCCTTCGCCAACATAAAGTCTTTTTCCTACTGCGATATTGTCAAATTGCATGATTACTCTCCAAACGATACATCTGACTTATTGTATTTTTCTGGGTCAGAATCAAATTTTGATTTCTTTTCTTTAGAAGATCCCGTTGCACATGCAGCAAGACCACCGTAAATATTTAGAATGCTATCTCCAACAACCTCACAAGTTCCTGATGAAAAGAATCTTGCTGTTGCAGTTCCGTTAATTTCAATATTTTTACTCACAAGATTAATAGCAGAATCTCCCTCGATTGTTACAACACCATTTTTGTTGTCTGCACCATTAGCAATGATTTGAACATTATTTCCTTCAATTCTAACATTTCCATCAGATGCTTTGATAACAATATCACCTTTAACTGCTTCAAGAATAAATCCTATTGAAGTTTCCTTTACATCATCAGCGCATTTAATTGAATAAACACCAGGACAACGATTGATTGTCCATCCGGATCGTGTTCCCTCACTATCTAAGGTTGTATAATGTCGATAGTCTTTGCCACTTCTTACCATAAAGGCAGAAATTACATCATCTGGATGAATGTGTCCTAATTTTATTTCGCCATTTTTATTACCATATCTTAAAGTATGATAGTTTTCTTTTGCCATTAAACTTTACCTACACAATCGATGACTGAAATAATTTTTTGCTGAAGATTAGGAGGAACTTGAGCAACATCTGGAACTGATACAACAGTAAATATAGGAAGCAATTCTGCATTGTAACCACTTTCTGTTTGAATGTAAATATTTGGTGCCTCTGTATAACCTTCACCACATTGACTCAAATCAATTTGTTCAATACTTCCAAATGGACCAAGAACAATATTGCCAGTTGCACCATTTGCTGGTTCAATGACAAGTTGATCACCTTCACTATAATTTAGTCCAGGATTAGCAACATAAATTTCACACATAGAAAGTGTTGTAAAGTATTGATCTGGTGATGGGTTTGTTTGCTCAACATTTACAGGTGATCCCACTTCTGTAATTGGATTCGTTAATGGGTCTGCGGTTTGACTTACTGCTGGAGAGCATCCTGGTGCAGTAATAGTTTCTGCAACTGTTGAGACATAAGGAGCTTGACCAGGATGCTGAACGGTATCACCAACTTCCACATTCATACTCTGTCCCGTTTGATATGGTGGGTCCCAACTTCCGTCTGCTTTTTGAATTGTAGAGTCGCATGGTTCTGCAAAAACCGTGCCATCTCCGCCAGTACTGCCGTCTGGGGTTTGAATATATCCCGTTCCAGGATCCGTAATAATAACTTGCTCCACCTGATATTGTGGTTCAGTTGCAGTTGTTCCAATACCAGTTTGTGGTTGCATAATTGCAACTGCAGTGGCACCTGCTCCTTTACCACAATTATCTACAATTTTTACCAGTGGAGTGGAAAGATATCCAATGCCTTGTGTAACTAAATCAACACCAACAATTTGACCTGCAGCACCAATAATTGCATTTCCAGCCGCACTTACTAGTGGATTGCCGCCAACAAATTTTACCTTTGGTGGTCCACATGGTTGCGGATTTGTATTGCATGTAAATGGATTCAATAAATCATTAACATTAAAATCAAAATTAAAATTATCTGGATTAGCAACCGCTGCTGCTTGACTTGCAACTTGCTTTGCTTTATTAAAAATATTTTGTGCGCTACCTACCGAATCTGCAGCGTTGCCAACATCCCCTTTCCAAAGACTAAAAGATGTTGTTTCTGGACAAGAATAACCCAATAAACCATTAATGAATCCAAGCACATCCGCAGCAAGACCAAGTGCAGCACTTGAAAGACCTTGAATTGGTGCGATAAGATTTTTAATTGAACTTGTAATGAATCCAGCAATAGATCCCAATAAACCACCTATGAAATTTTCAGTAGCGCAAAGAGGAACATTGATTAATTTTCCAACTCCTTTCGCAAACATATTATTTAAAAACTTCAATGCCATCGAAGGTAATTTGTCAACGATAGTATCAAAAATTTTATCAATTAATTTATCAGATTTTTTAATCTTTTTCTTTAAGGCTGGCAGTTTATTTGGTGGTGTTTTGTCGTAAGTTTTTTTAAATTTTTCATTTGCTTTTTCTTTTGTATATTTTCTAATTCCCTCTACAGTTCCTTTAATTGACTTTGCAATTTCTTTTGAGGCTTCCTGAACTTTTTGTGCCACATATTCTTCTAAACTTAATTCTTGACCTTTATACTTGATTGGTTTATCAACTACTGAAGTCCAAGAATTAACCGATTTTTGAGCACTTTTAATATCCTTTATCAAATTTTGTAATTTTGTTTTTGTTTCATCAGTATCTGACGATTTACATCTTTTGGGAGACTTTAGAGCAGTTTCTTTATTTCCATCTTCTTGCATCAACTGATCATCAGAAGACAACCATGTTTCATAAGATAAAGTTCCTTCTTTTGGAGCAGGACCTCCAGCTGGAGGACTACTTCCGGGCGGAATTGAAAAAAGAGGTACTTTTTCATCTGTATATCCACTACGAGGAACAAATCCTGATTGTGGATTTTTTTGATTTAATTTTACTTGATCATTATGTCCAATCGCTCCAAGAATTACTGGTTCTCTTCCATCAATACCATCCGCATAATATCCAACAACAAATGTTCCTTTTCTTAAATTTGGTGTTTGAAAACTTCCGGCATGTCCAGATCCACCTGTGACTGGATATAGAACCGTGGCCATTTCCAGTTGGTCATCTGGAAGTTCATTTTTATCCGACGTATCTCTTCCAAATATTCTAACTTTGTAACGGAATCCAAATCCGGGAATCTCATTTGGATCTTTCCATTTTGTCGATGGCACATTTGCTTTCCAGGTCGAATCATCAACGATTTGACCCTGCCAAAAAATTGCTGGTAATGATCCGGAATATTCGTTAAAAAATGACATCAATCCTCATAAATTCGACATTCTGAAGCATCTGGGTGCGAATCACAATACAATTCTAAAGGTGTTGGATCGTGATCATCATCAGGATGATTAATTTGATATACTTCTAAAGCACTTAATTCATCTTCAATATGACGGCGACGTTGTGAATTTATGTTTGGATCATCTAATTCATCTCTATCATCATTGATGTGTTGTTGGAGTGATTTTTCCATGTTAGAAAGGTTTTCTTCCGATTGAATCTCTGACCAAATTTAATGATGTAATGCAATTGTTCTTTGTGATACGATGAGCTACATCTGCTACCATATATATGCCACTTTTTTTCTTACTATATGATGCTGTTTCATTTGAAGATACCTCTGGAAAATCGCAATGAATTACATCACCAGCACGAATATTAAAATCGCCAGCAATTGTAACTGATAATTTAATTGCAAACAAACTGTTATATCTCATTGAGGATTGAATTAAAATCTCATCTACATTGAAGTTTAATTCCTTGGATTTTTTTAATTGCTCATTTAATGTTTTTCCCGATGGAAGAACACCAACATCTAAATTTTTAATATATCTTTTTGTCGTTTCATTTTGATCATCTCCATATTTGATCTGATCAGTCCCTCCAGTATTTGTCTCATTAAATTGAATATCTGAATTTACTTTGTTCTTGTTGCCATACTCATGAGTCAAAGGATTAAATGTTCGTGTTTCTGCTTGACCCATTGCACCAGTCGCACGAAGTTTCTTTAAGTTAAATGTGGAATCAAAAGAGTAATCTAAAATCTTTCCATCATAACCTGGCGGAACTTGACCAATCAGATTATTGAAGATAAGAGTTCTTTTTGGTTTTTGTTGAAAAAGTTTATCAATTGATTTGAATTTAAATCCATCTGCGGTTTCATAAAATAAATATCCTGCAAGTTTTCCTTTTGCCCCTTGAATATCTGGTATACATCTTTTAGCTAACCAAGTACAAAGATAGAAAGGTTTTTCACTTTTGCCAGTAAAATTAAAACTATTCAAACCTTCATCAACATCTATATTTTTCTGAGTTTTAAGTGTGTTTTGAAGAATGCTCTTTACATTATCTGGAATTTTACCATCATATCTTTTTACAACTCTTGAACTTAAGTTATCGTTTGTATAATATTCAGTCGATGTTAAATCCATCGTATATACAGTATTATTTGTACTTTCTTGAATATCTCTGACTTGTAAAAGTCTAAATGGGTTATCATTTTCTTCATCAAAATATAACTGAGTCCCATAACCATCTGTAATTTTTAAATTAATTTTTTCACCAGTATTTAAATTAACATCACCATTTTCAAAAACTGTAGATTCTTCTCCTGCAGTTCGATAACCAGTATCTACCAATGTTGCAGTTGCCCTCACTGTATGATCTAAAATACTTTCATAATATGTTAACTCAATAATACCATTTTTGATGTCAGTTCCTTTCTTAGTATAATTTGATATAATTTCAAAAATACTAATTTGACCTTCACCAGCACCTGCTTGAATATTTGCAGTCATTGTGTTACCTACTTAAACGGGCCATGTTATTATTTACACTTACAGGAACTGGGAATGCAATAATTTGACTTCCTCCTGTAGGCATTGGAATAGGTTTTTCAATAATAATTGGTTGAACAGCGATCATCGTATCACCTCCATTATCATAGGAAGGATACATGGAGAGTGAAGAATAGTTTCTTTTATTTTGTGGTCCTATGAGACCGCCACCCTGCATATTGCCACCATAAGGAAGACCTATATCGGAGGCCGCCCCTGGTTTTGGTTTTGGTTTTGGTTTGGGCGAACGGGCGGCCGCACCACCAAACAATCCAAATTTATCATACCAAGGTCGTTTAGACCTGAATTTTTCTTCATCTTTTGCCCTCTTCAATAAACTTTGAATTTTCTTTTTTGCCTCTAGTTGTTTCGTTGTCTCTTTTGGTCTTGATTTTTTTTGTTTTTTTCCTTCATCTGTTTCAATAGATCCACCTTTTGTCCAAACATCTTCTACAGCATCAAGAATTTTTTGGGGATCTCCTCCATTTAATGCATTGATATGTGTCGATACGTGAGGTCCTGTAGCACGTCCTGTTATGCCTTGTGTGCCTATTATATCACCTGCACGTAATACATCACCTTTATTTACATCAGTTCCATCCAAGTGTCCTAATAATATTTCATATTTTTTACCGTTAATTGTAACTTCTCCAGTTACCCAATTTCCATACCCTGATCCAGACATACCAGAACCAGATCCGTGAAATCCTTTTCCGGTAATTTTCAAATTATCAAATGGATTTTGAATATTTGCACCCATTCCACCTAAAGATATGTCAATACCAGTTTGTTCAGCATCTCGATCACCTCTTTGCGTTACAATGCCTCCTCCTTTAATTGGTCCACCTTTAATAATAGGTCTTTTTGCCCCCAACCAAGAACCATCAGAACCAAAATTCTTTAAATAGTCAAGACGTTCTTTTGCTTTTTGTTCTTTATTAGATGGTTTTTCAAAGTTTAATGTGAACCAAGCAGATGCCTCCATGGCATTTTTAAATTCTTTGTTTACATATTGTTTTCCAGCATCTTCTCTCAAAGCATAATCTATTTGACGCTGCCATTTCTTTGCCCAATCCTTTCCAGCAAATGCAACCATCCCATCAAATCTTGAAGCATGGTGTTGAAATAAACCTCCAGATTTTCCATTATCTCCAATTGCTCCAGCATCAAAAGAAGACTCTGCTTGAATATTTGCAAGCATACCCATAGCATGATTATGAGAAAGTCCTTTGCTTATTAAATAATCATAAACTTCCTTTGAAGAAACAAAGTTTTCTGCACCTTCAGCATATCCACCCGGACCAGCTGCTCCTCCTCCTCCGCCGCCGCCTCCGCCGCCACCGCCGCCAGCAGCAGGAACTTTAAGCAACTCATCAGTAACACTCTTAAGTGCCTCATTGACTCTGGTTTGAATCAAAGTTGCAAGTAAATTAGTTGTTATTTCACTTTGTTGTCCCATCAAAGGAACAGTACCACCATCAGCCATTCCCAGAATTGAACGATTTGCAGCATCTAAACCACCACTTTGCGCTTGTGATAAGGATCCAACGCCACTTGAAACTGTGGATGCAATTTTTCTTACATTAACCTTTTGACCTAATGCAATTTTAACGCCGGCACTCATTAAAGCACCAATCCACCCACCTTTATCTAAACTCTCAGAAACGCCAGTCAATGCCTTATAAGGATTTGGCGTTTTCTTTGCACTTGGTTTTGGATTTGGATATAACTTTTCAATCTTTAATTTTCCACCAACATCCTTTCCAGGACTCACTTTTTCTGGTTGAACTCTTTGTGGTCTTTGAACTCCCTGTGCTTTGAATGTTCTTCCAACAGCACCACCTACTATTTTACCACCTCTTGTTGTTTGCCCTCCTCTAGCATACCCAGTAATAAGTCCACCATTTTTTGTCCTCTGAAACCCAGGTATTTGAAGTAAAGCTGCACCTACTGCCAATGCTGCAAGAGTCCAATTTGCACCGGTTTTTAATCCCTCTACTAAAGGTGCTAAACTTAAACCTCGTTGTTTACTCAATCCTGCTTGAGCACCCTGAAGTTGTCTTTCAAGTAAAGTTGTATATGATCTTTGAGGTGTTGGAACTGTTGAACGAATCGGCGCTGGTGCTAATCCTGTGGGCGGACATTGGCAAGGGCCTCCAGGACCTTTTGGACCTTTGGGTTCTTTAAATCTTTTATGATATAAAATTGCAAGAATAATAGTTGCATTAAGAAGTTTGTTTAATCCAGATGAAAGTTCATCAAACTTTTTAGTTGCATTCGGTCCGCCATATTTTTGAATAGTTCCTCTAACATTATCATAAGCATCATATGCTGCTTCAATGGAATTAACAGTTCCTGCAGCTGCACCACCAACAAATCCTTCAAGTGAATTTAATATTCCTGTAAAAACATCACCAGACACTTTTCCAATTTCTGGATTATTTTTATCTATTTTTGTAAGAGTTGGCAATCCTCTTTCAAATTGCGTAAATAAGTAACCTAAAAATGTAAAAGTAGCAAATCTCTGAACTGCATCTACAATTCCCACTCCTGGAATTAAAGATTTAACTTTTTCTACTCCTCTAATACCTTTAGGTGTTTCTAATTTTTTTTCCTTTTTTAACCTTTTTTCAGTTTGTTTCCGTCTTTTTTTCTTTTCTTGTTTTTTCTTTTTTTCTTTAGTATTTTTCTTTAAAAATTTATCAATATCAATCAATTTTTCTTTTACTTGGAAATTTAATACATCATCAACTCTTCTATCATAAGATGCTGCCATTCTTTCTGCAGCGGTCAATTTTGATGGTGGTAGAAGTTTTTGTGTGTTGACTGCCATCTTAGACTATCCCGTAGATATCTGCAATGGTTCCTCTATCACTCATCGGAGAAATTGCAGAGAAAGATGGAACTTGTGTTCCTCCTGCTGCCATAGGAGCATTGTTTGCTGCTGGTTGTGTAATTGGTGGAAGTGTCATGATACCACCTTTACCACCTCTTGAGAGTGGAGTTGGCATATATCTTCGATTTCTTTTTCCAAGTTTAGTTGGATTTGAATTACTATCTGTCAGTGCAACTAATTTATCAATTAAAGAAACGCCTAATTTATTAACCGTATCTGTTGGTAATACATATTCGCCTGGTTGAACTGCAGTAAGTTGTCGATCTGCTGTTCCTCCAGGAATATTGTAACCAGTAGATTCGCCAATTAAACCACCACCTTGTTTTTTGCCACCAAAAACGCCAACTATATTCTGGAAGAAATTCATTTTTGGTTTTGATTTGGCAGTAGGCTGCATATAAATTGGTCTCATTTGACGCATCATTTTTGCCACATCTGACTTATATTTTTCAGTGTCATTTTCATGCGGAGGTGCATAAGCAGCAGCATTTGCGTTCCAAGCACTCACAGGATCTTTGAAATCTGAGAAGTTTGACATTCCTTCACGATGTTTATCCCATAAACGAATATTATGTTTGACGGATTCTTCTAAAGTTTTATAGTTTAAGAATTTGCCATTTGTTCCTCTTTGATTAAATGGATTATTACCATACATATTTCTCAACCAACCAGTTTCTTTCATTGCAATTGCTGCCTGCAATTCAGGAAACTTTGCTCCATGTTTTTTTGCAAGATTATAAACGCGCATGAAGGATTTGACTTCATCGCCACCATATCCTACCATTCCTCCACTTTGAGCAAACTGAATATTATTTGCAAATTTTGGTTTATTTGCATTTGGTCCGCCGAACATAGCATTAAGTGAAAGTAATTTATTCGCTCCAATTGCTTTTACAGCAGCACGATTCATTACAATTTCACCAGGTTGCAACGCGGTTAATTGTGTATCTGGGCCTGCTCCAGTGATTTTCATACCAGTATTTGAATCAATATATCCACCAACATCTTTTTTAGGAATTTGCGGTTGAGATGCCTGCTGCTCAATTACAATACCCAAACCTGGCATTCCTGGAAAACGTGTATTTGCATCAATAACAGCTTTTGTTTCTTCTTCTTTACTTAATGGTGTTCCTTTTCTCTTTGCTGCCTCATCTATTGCTCTTTGATTTGCATTTTTACTATCATTCAACAATTTAATGCCACCAGACACTGTTGCAATTGCCGCAGTTAAAAGTGGATTTACCACTGCTAGTCTTGCAAGTGATGCAATAATTGTTCCAGAAATAGAAGCAATTAAACTACCAAGAGGAGTAAAAAATGCTAATGCCCCAACAAGAATGGATGGCCACCAATCTTTAAAAAATCTTACTAATGTAAAAATTTTCTTTTTATTTTTTGGATCACCTAACCAATCCATTAATTTTGTAAATGCGCGACCAAGTAAAGTATAAAGAATAAAGTTCCAAATACGATCAAAAATACTCTTAAATGGCGCGATTAACTTTTCCGCAATTTTTTTACTAATTTTCTTTACACCTTCAAGAGCATCTTCTCTTTTCTTTCTTTTTTCGTTTTCTTCTTCTTTCTTATCATCAGCATCTTTTTTCTTATCAAACTTAAACTGCTTCTTTAACGTATCAAGAATTGAGTTTAAAATCTTTAAGACACCAAATGATGATTTTTGTGCTTCTGCTTGTGGGGTATATTTGACAAGTGCGCCACCTGCTGCAGGAAGTGCTTTAATTCCAATTGGTTTAACTCTTGCTGTTGCTACTGCTTTCTTTTGTAATACCTTCTCTACAAAAGTTTTGAATGCAACTTTATTATTTCTCTTCTTAAATGCTTCTTTTCTTTCTGAAGGACTTAGTTGATTTCCTGCAATTGTTCCCTGTGCTGATAATTCTTGAACATATTGGTCATACCTATCCTTACCAACTAAACTAAGGGCTGATATTCTTTTATTGTTGTTTGGATTATCAGCCATTAGCCTGTCGTTGTTTGAGTTCTTCTTCCTCTATGTGATTTTTAAGGAAAGTTACATAAATGTCTCTTTCCCACGGAATCATGTTTTCAATCTCTGTTAATGAATATTTATGATACTGCATTAACGAAAAGTTGAGTTGATAATAACTCTCCAGGTCCATATGGACCATTCCTACGCGAAAAAAGATGATAACCCTTCTAGAACAACTTCACTTTCAACTTCAGTTTTTGGATTTGTAACTTGAATCTTATGACTGAGTTTAGGCATTGTTTCAAAGAACGACTCAATTTCTTTGAACTGTGCAGAGTTCATTTGATCTAAGAATTCTGCAATCTCTTTCTTCGTTACATCAGCAGCAGTCCATACCTCATCTTCAGTGTAGATCTTATCAACACAAGATGCAATTAAATCAAACGATTGATCAACTGCGTTGTTACCGGAGAAATCAAAGTTGTTTTTGATAAATTGATCCAGTGATGGATATTTCATCTCCATCATGATAGAAGCATCAACTTTAATTTGCTTCTTATGGTCTGGGTTCTTTTCAACTTGAATTTCATCAATATTGATTTTTACAGGAACCGATGTTTCCTCATCGTCTGGACAAATGATATTGACTTCAATCTCTTCTCCAACAGACTTACCGCGAATATTGAGGAAAAGATATTCAATATCAAATGTTGGAAGAGACTCAACCTTGATATTCTTTGTCTCAATACAGTTTTTGATAACTGTCTTGATTGCATTTGTAATCTGCTTCGAATCCTCAGATTCTAATGCAAGAACAAGCAGTTTCTCTTCTCTTACAAGAAATGGACGATATTTGATTGTTTGTCCTGTCGATGGCAACTCCAACTCATAAGTCGGTGTAGAAATCTTTGGTAAAGGCATAATATCCTATAAAGTTCAGTGTGATTATTTATTATACAATTGGAGACGATGAAGTAAGACTTGTTGATACGTCATTAAGTCCTGTAGAAGGATTAACAGTATTTCCAGATGCTTTATAAGAAAGAGTTGGAACTCCTCCCGTATTAAATCCATTAATTGGAGTTGCCAAAGCTCCTGCTCCTTGAAGATTATTCGCAGCAGTGGCAAGTGTTTGTTCAAAAGTATACAATGATCTATTTACAATATATCTGGTATACGTGAAAGAAACTGTGCATTTTAATAGATCAGAGGACTCATAGGATACTGGAATTGAATTAATAGCAACTGGATATGCTTTAAAAAGTTTATAACTTAAATAATAACCTTTAAAATCTCTTTCAAATTTATTAATATAAATTCCTTGAGAACGATACCCAGTTCCGCTACCCTTTTCATTTGAATCTGGAAATCTGAATCTATAATTGAAATTAGGATCATCCAATCCAAAAGCATTTTGTTCATTAGCAATATATTGCATCCATTGTTCAAAAAACCAAATGACTTTATATCCATTTTGATTATCATGATCTACATAAAATGTAAAATCTGCTCGATCATCATATTGTCTACGATATGCTAATCTTTCAGTAATACCAGTGTAATCATCGTTGATTTCATTAGTCATTAATGAAGAACCAGGAAGAGCCGCTTCGGAACAAGAAAGGCTAATTAATTCTTGATTAAATCCATTATAATTTAAATTTTTATTTGCCTTCAAATAATTAACAACATCTTGAGGGGGATCAAACCAACATTGATAATTAGAAGTTAAAGCAGGTCTTAATAACCTTGATTTAATATAGTCTATTTTTCCAGTTTCTTTTTTTGGTTCTGGCGCAGCCATCTATAAATAATTTTACTGATATATTATGTAGTCGATATAATGGCAGAAAGTATAAAGAGTCGATACATTCCTTCCTATCCACAGAAGTATCAAGGTGATCCGAACAATATCATTTGTAGAAGTAGTTGGGAAAGAAAATTCTGCAGATGGTGTGACATGAATGAAAGTATTATTGCCTGGGGTTCTGAAGAAATACGTATCAAATATTATGATCCCGTGAAAAAAAGAGTGAGAACTTATTTTCCAGATTTCATCATCAAAATACAAGAAAGTGGCGGTACTATCAAAAAATATATCATCGAAATCAAACCAAAGAAACAAACGGTTCCACCAAAACCAAGATCAAGAACAACCAAATCTTATATCAATGAAGTTTATACTTATGCAACCAACCAAGCAAAATGGAAGGCTGCAGATGAATTTTGTAAAGATCACATGCTTGAATTCAGGATTATCACAGAAGATGAATTAGGAATCAAGTAATGTCCTATAGAGTTTCCAGACTAAAACAAAAACTCAAGTATGCAAAAACTCCTGATGATATTATGATGAATATTATGGAAGTATTTGATAAAACTGAGTTAATTCCTGATGTTGGTGGTTATTATACCTTCGTTTATTTTCCAAAAACAAATGACATTACATATGATGAACATCCATTAGTTGCTGTGACTGCAATTGAACGATGGGGATTCAAAGGTATTAATTTTCATTGGGGTGAATCAAGAAATTATACATGGCAAGAAATTATTGGAAGACTACACGTTATTAATAATGATGAAATTGATTATTTGAGAACACTAAATTTCGCTAAATACGTAACTAAATAATTAGAAAACTATAATGGCAGTAGCAACCCAACCGGATGGTGCCACTCTCAATCTAACATCAAATGCAATTAAAACTGCAGCACAGGTCGAACCTGGAATATTAATCTATCCATCAGACATGAGATCTGATCAAGATAGGATTAAATTTACTGTGCGTGAAGTACAAAAAACAAGTATTGTAAAACAAAATCAAAAAATATTAAGTTCAAAAACAGCAAACAATATTCCGGAAGCAAAGTTACCTCCCGGTGAAACATCTTCTGTTTATTTGCCAATTCAATCCGCAATTTCTGATACAAATAGTGTTGAATGGGGAGGAGAAAAATTGAACGAAATTCAAAGACGACTTGTAAATGCATCTTTAGATGCAATGAACTCTAAAGCAAATTTTGGTGAAGCGACACAAGATATGATAAACCAAATATATAATGGAATTTTAAAGCAAAAAGGATTTGGAGGTATGGCAAGAATAGCACTTGCAGAGCAAGCAGTTGGTGTTCAAGGACTTCTTTCAAGAGTCACTGGAAACGTTCTCAATCCAAATTTGGAATTGCTTTTTCAAGGTCCAACACTTCGTCCATTTCAATTTCAATTTAAGTTGTCTCCAAGAACTCAAAAAGAAGCAGAAGATGTTAAAAGAATAATCAAATTTTTCAAAAAGAATATGGCTGTACGATCTGGTGAATCTGGGTTATTTTTAAAATCGCCATATGTTTTTGGAATTGAATATCAACAAGGAACCAAAGATAAGTCCTCCGTGATTCATCCATCAATTGGAAGAGTTAAACCATGTGCTCTACAATCATTTAATGTAGATTACACACCTCTCGGGTCTTATATGACATATGATGATGCCAAATCAACAATGGTTGCATATAATATTTCAATGCAATTTCAAGAAATTGTTCCAGTCACTTCGGGTGATTATAAAGACGGTCACGACATAGGATTCTAAAAATGGCAAAACCATATTTCAGACTCGTTCCAAATTTAGAATATGTTAGTAGAAATGTTGACGAACAAAATATTTCAGATTATATTGAAGTTAAAAATTTATTTAAACGTGGAAAAATTCGTGATGATATCTTTGGTGATTTGACGTTCTTTACAAAGTATCAAATCATTGGTGATGAGAGACCAGATCAAGTTGCATTTAAAACTTACAACGATTCAACACTAGATTGGGTAGTCTTATTAGCAAATAATATAATCAATATTCAAAACGAATGGCCTTTACCACAAATTACATTTGATAAAATTATGCTTGAAAAATATGGTTCTTATGAAGGACTGTATAATGGAGTTCATCACTATGAAACAAACGAAGTTAAAAATCAAAATGACATTATAATTGTTGCAGCAGGACTGCAAGTACCTTCAAATTATTCAATATCTTATTATGATGATAAATTACAACAACAAATTACAAAGACAAATATTACAACTCCAGTGACCAATTATGAGTATGAAAGTAAAAAAGACGACGAAAAACGAAATATCTTTTTACTCAAACCAATCTATTTAAATATTCTGTTTAATGATTTGGATTCAATTATGCCATATAAAAAAGGTGGAGATCAGTACGTGAACTCCACCTTGAAAAAGGGTGATAATATTAAACTTTACGAGTAATCAATCATCCACAAGTTTTTGGAAATACTTCAGAGCATCATCTTCATCTTCATCATCTGAAGAAAGAGTTGGAAGAGAAGGTGATTTTGCCTTGCGATAAGACTCCTCAAGTTCTTCCATAACTTTAGATTCTTTTGTCACAGGTTCTGCATAATTTTCATACTCTTCTTCTTGTTCAGCAACAGCACGAGCAGCACTCTTCTGACCAAGAACCATCTTCAGACGCTTATCAAGATCATCATAAGACTTGAATTGATCAGAAGCGACCAGAGCAGAAAGAGAATTCTCTTTCTTCCAAATTGCTTCCAGTGCATCGTCATCATCCAGAAGAGCAGCAGGAGAATCAAACTCCGACTTATCGTAGTTCCAATAACCATCAACCTTACGAATCTTCAGGCGGAAGTTTGCACCTTGCCAGAAATCAAAGGGATTGATTGGTTCTTCGTCTTCGAACTCAGGTTGCATCGCAGCTAAAATCTTATCAAAGATCTTCTTACCAAACTTGAACAGGAATACCTTACCTTCGTTAGCAGGATTTGCAGGATCCTTTACAACATAGATGTTGCTGTAATAGTTCAGTTTGCGCTTTTGCTTACGAACAGTTTCTTTATCCTTTTCACTACCGCTGTTCCACAGTTCGCGGTTATGTTCCGAAACAGGATCTTTCTGTCCCAGAGTGGTCAGAGAGTTTTCAATATACCAACCACCAGGACCTTGAAATGCGTGACTGTAGAGTTTTACCCATGGAAGATCTTCTCCTTCAGGTGCTGGAAGAAAACGGATAATTGCAGAACCTACACCAGTCTTATCCATTTCTGGTTTCCAAAAACGCTCATCAGTGCCACCAGAACCACCAGTGCTCATTTTTTCAACTTCTTTTACAAGTTTATCGGTGAGCGAACCGAGTTTAGATTGCTTTTTCAGATTAGCAAAAGACATTTGTGTACCTCGTATTTTTAAGATTTGGCCTTTGTGTACTTGATTATTCTACAAGATTTACCCTGCTTTGTCAATTCTTTCACGCATTGATTCGATCAATCGACTCATGTTGTTAAAAAGCATTGACATATCAATATTGGGAGAAAGTCCCATCATCATTGCAGATTCGGAAATTTTTTCTTTCATCTGTTTTGCTTCAGGATCATCAGATAAACTCAAACGTGTATAAAGAATTTTTTGTTTGTCTAATAATTTTTGAAGCAAATCAACATGTCCAATTTGTTCTTCTTTCGACATTGTAGAGAACTTAAATACACTATGATAAATTTGCTCCTGCAATTCAGAAATTTCTGCCATCTCGGCACGAACAACTTCGGATTCAAAAAAACTCATATTTCTCCTAAAATAATTTCTTTCAAAATTTTACGATAACCAAATACATCAATATTTAGAAATGGATTATACTTTTTTAATTTTAAACTGACGATTTCCCATACAGGATCCTTCAGTTTCTTGTCAAATGTTTTCCCGAACAGGAATATTCTATCATAGATAATCAACGTTTCAAGACTAATATTCCCGCTCAGGAAACTTTTTAATACTGGTGGATGTCCTTTAGAACAATCAAATACTTCTTCAAATTTGTTAGTTTTAAATAGTTTTTCCGATTCTTCCTTAAAGATATAAGATAAGGATTGTGTTCTTTTTTTCCAATTGATATAATTCTGTTCTCCTTCTCTAATGATACTACCAATCCATAAATTTGATGGATCATCAACAGAGATAAAATTAGAAACAAAGAAATCAATGACTTCTTTATCATCTTTGTTTCTTGAAATCTTCTCAAACCAAAAACGATCTCTACGCTTATAAAATGACTGTAGATTTGCTCTTACTTTTCCACAGTATTTTTGATAGTCGTATTCTGGTTTGGTAAAATGATTTTTAAGTGCCAAATAGGTCTTATATGTATCAAAAGGCATCATTTGTAATAATGTTGAATGCTAGAGTAATTCTTTCTTCATTCTTTTTTTGAGGTTCAACTCCATGTAAAACATCGCTGGGAAATAATATCATAGTTCCATTTGTTCCCTCATATTGAAGATCGTATTCTGGAAAAATAGTTGGATGATTATGATTCTGATAGTAAATAACGCCAGATAAATTTCCAGAATGAGAATGAAATGGATTTTTATTTTCATAGTATGCAAAATTTACCCACATATCATATCCATCAAAATGACCATCCCATTTTCTAAGTTTATAATTTCTATGATTTCCTCCAAAAATATAAGAACACGCTCTAAGCGTATAAGCTAACCAAAAAGAATCTTCAACTAAAAACTGAGATACGCTACATTGATATGCATTATTTTTTATATTCAATGTTGGGTCATAACCAGAATTTTCATGAGATTTTAGATAGTGAAGCGGATGTTCTTTTACTTTTTTTGCTTTATTGATCCAAATATCAATTTCCTCTATTATTTCCTTTGGAAGATTTAGAACAAAAATCGGCACATTTTCCAAAAGTTGTTTTGTATCAAAGAAATAATCCATTTCAAAAAAGTAATATAGGGATTTTTTGCCGGGAAATTTTTGCCCCCAAAATGGAATTAAAAGACCAATTTTGCTCGGGAGGTTCTTTTGAGAAAGTTAAGTTGCATTGCTTCATACTTAAGTTTCTCTTTCAATGGTTTAGAGATTAACTTAGGCACGGATTCTAGATCAATGTTGTTTTGCTCACAGAAATGAACGATAGCATCGATGTAATTCATATCCTCATTAGTTTGCACAAGACCTTCAATCTCCTGGGCAAATCGTGAAGGACAAAAGAATTTATTCTCTAAGGCTTTTTCTAATTCATTCTCCATAATTCCCAACACTGTAATACGCAATTTGATACCTATTAAAACTCATAAGACATTTTAGTTCAGGACGAAACATTTGTCAAGCAATTGTTTCAAGTTTATCATTTACGAATTTCTTAATGTACTGTGTGAGTAGTCGAATGTACTTTGCTTTATTTCTTTCTTCATAAATTTCAACATCCCCATTTTCACATGTCATAATGATCACGAATTTTTTAACGGAAAGTCCAGTAAGTTCATGTAACATGCAAGCATATGCACAACACTGAACAAAATAGTGATCAATCCACTCTCTTGGTTTTGGTTTTTTAGAAGTTTTGAAGTCAATGATCGAAAGTTCTCCGTCAAATTCTGCAATACAATCAACTGTACCTGCAATTCCTAAGAACTGACTATAAAGAGCACCTTCCAGAGCATAGATATTATTTATGCGCTTAAGAGCAGGTAAAGCAACTTGAAACAAATGCTCTGAAATTGGAAGAACATCAGAGTTCAAATCCATATTCCGAAGATATTGCTCAATTAATGTATGAGTATCTGTGCCACGACTGGTTGCTTGGCGAGTAATTCTATCAGCTTCAGCATCACCAACCTTTTTTCTCCAATTTGCAAAAAATTCTTTATTAAAGTGACTTGTAACAGAAGTAATAGAAACAAACTTTACTAGTTCTTCTGCGCTTGGAATTTTATAATAGCGAACACCATCAATTGTCTCTCGCTCCAACTGAGGCAATTCAAGATTTACATGAGTAAAAGTCATTTTTTGAATAAAAATCTAAAAGGGCATTTTTTGGGTTCGCTTTTAACAAATAATTGTTTATGATCTGCATTTTTTCTATTAGAATCTTGCAAGTCAATCATTGTATGTACTTTGTTTAAATTTTTCTCACGAGTCATAATGATACCATCATTAAGATTGGAAGGAATAAACTTCATTCTGAAAAGAGGATCACCTTTTTTAATAATTACTGGTTTAGTTTCATCTACGAGTGTAAATGCAAATGACGTTGTTCTTGGCCAATTTGATAGATTAAACCATCCGGATATTGTGATAAGATTGTTGTTAAAAGATGTCATTGGGTGATCAAAAAATTCAAACCAAATATTTTTTGATTGAGTCCAAAAGAAAAAAGTTGGAAACAAAAGTTGAATCACAGGTTTTGGAGCCCACATATGATTTTCCCCAAATGTCATGTCATTAATTAAATCATAATTATCACAGGAAAATTTTAAATCTTCATTAGTTCTATCAATTTTTAAATAAAAATCAACCGGCGATGTTGCAACAAAAGTACGATTAGATATGTGATTAAAAACCGGACATTTTTGGTAGGGATATCCTTCGCTTTTTTCAAAAGAAGATTGACGTATCAAACATGGTTCATGAGTTTCATCATATACGTGATAATAAATCTTGTGATTCATAAACCAAGTTCAGTTTTTGCAATAATGTATTCCTTACAAAGACCCGATCTTACAATATCTTCAATTCCAAATTCAATAACATCAAAGGATGGCATGACGCGAAGAATTCTCATGAAGTCAACGATTCCATTCTTCTCATTTGTTTTCACCAAATCCGATTGAGTTGCATCTCCACAGAACATAATCTTTGTATTCTCACCAACACGGGTAATGATTGAATCAAGTTCGTGGAAATTCAAGTTTTGGAATTCATCAACAATGATGATAGCATTATCAAGAGTTGTTCCACGAATAAATGAAGTACTCCAGAAAGAAATAGTTCCTTGTGCTTTGAGATTGCCATAAAGCATCTCAAATTCTGTATCAGATGGCATTTGGAACATGTACTTTACCATGTTCTTATAAGGAATTTGATAAAGACTCGATTTATCCTCATGATCTCCAGGAAGGAAACCAATTTCACGGGTGGCCACAAGAGATCTTACAATGTAGATTTTATCGTAAGGACTACGCTCATCTAAAACATCACAGATGGCATTGTAAAGAGTGATGAATGTTTTACCTGTTCCTGCTGCGCCATATGCAACAATGTTTTTTCCGTCAGAGAACGACTTAAAAAGTTGTTCTTGATTGTCTGTCAACGGATCAATATCTAAAAGCAAATCGACATTAATTGCCTTTTTGTTTTTTTTCATTGCACGAGTCGTCATTCCAACTCCAATGGGTTGCTCAGAACCCTTTCTTCTTCCTCTTGCCATATGTAATTAAAAAGGTTTTACTTTTGCACCAGGCATCTTTGAAGCTTTGCGAAGAACTTCATTCCAACCTGGATTTTTATTTACAAGTTTTTGTTGCCATTCACCGACTTCCCCGACCCCAGCACAACCCTGAGACCAATCTTTGTCCCATTCTGGATTGTCTTTTCTCCACTGATCATACTCTGCCATCGACATGTAGAGTTCTTTTGTTTCACCTGTTTCTAAATGTTTAACTGGATACGTTGGCATAGTCTTAATAATGTGTAGGGTTATTTATTCGATGGTGATAGATGGTGCATCTACACACTCTGGACACTCTTCTGACATATTCCATTCAAGTGCTTGTGCAACAGCAGGAAATTCGCAAATAAAAATACAACGAATTGCTTCTGCAATTTCCATATGTTCTTTTTGTGTGCCATGAGCCGAACGCAAATCAATGTAGTGTATCCACGATCTTGCAGAGCCTGTCATATACAGGCGTGTAGGCGTCGCTAAAGGCAATACAAACCTTGCACACTCCTTTGCCACTCCCTTTTCCAGAAGACGGTTATAGACTCTTTGAGAGTGCTCAAACAAAATGCGAATATCTTCAAGCAAAGTGAGTTGCAAGTAATCCGGAATATCGTTAATTGAATTTTGACGATTTTTATCATCTTGCCGCCGAAGTTCTGGAAGAGGAATGGACTTACTTAAAAGATTTGTGTCAGCATAACGCTGTGAAAATTCTTGAAAGGTAAAACTTCTGTGACGCAAAATTTGTGCAGCAATCCCACGAGTAGTATTAATTTCTACAGTCATTATTGCTTGCTCAAAGATGCTCCAATGTTGGTGTTTGATGCAATACTTTAGCAATCCAGAAAAGTTTTCATTGTCTTGATTATTAGGATTACTTACACGAGCGCAGTAAGCCATGTGCTTTTCTGCATCCGGAGTAACACTAATGAGTTTAACTTCTGGTTTCATAAACTCAAATTCAGTTGGCATATTCATCATCGTCATAAAAAATTTCGTCGTAATCGGTAATGTGTGAAGCAATTTCTTCGTATTCAACCTCTGATTTGCAAGAATCTTCAGCATAAAGTTCTGCCTTCAGGCAATTTACTAAAGACTCTAAGTTTCTTACAATCAATTTGAGATTTTCTTTATCCATAGTTACACATGGTCTCTCGCTATTTTACATAAAAAAAAGAGGGTTGTCAACCCTCCAATAGTTATGCAACTTGTGGTTGCTTTGCCATATTTAATTGTGCAATGCGAAGAAGAGATTCTTTCTTTGCTTTTCTTTTAAGATAGCGAACGAAGTAAGTGTTCATTTATGCCCTTCCTTTACAAACTTAACACCACGATAGGTTTCGTTGTATTGTTGGGCTTGTTGTTGCATTTGTTGCTGGTATTCAATACGCTTTTGAGTATCGTATTCAACACCACGGTATACGACTTTAGACATTAGGGTTCTCCTTAGTTTTTGAGGTTAAAGAGCGTTCCTTCAGTCGGCTTTTGCGTCTATGGGACAATTTTTAGGAGAAATTTGTTTGATCTCCCATATTAAATCATTCTTTGCTTGTTTGGGAATTTCCTGTTTATAGACTCTCCCAGCAATTAACTGTGCTTGTAAACAAGTGAGAATTAGCGTTTCCATAGATGAACGTTCCGTTCCGAGTCGGCTTACTTCCGTCCCATAGGGATGAACGTAAGGGTATTATAACCCTTTGATTGTATATATGCAAGAATAGATTGTAAAATTTGATACAAATTAATCCCTCTGCCTCCAGTCATCGGGTTTGTCTCCACCATCAGTAAAAAAATCTACGATTTCATCAACACTATTGAATCCACTAATACCAAATCTTTCGTTTCCAGTGCCCCCAATATCAAGTTGATTTAAAAAATCGTCCATATCTCCTTCTTGCATATCAGGATTTTCTGCGGTTCTTCTTGCTTGACGAAGCATTGTGCCCGCAGTTCTATTTGCCTTGGCCAGTTTCTCTGCCCAAATCATATCCTCTAAACTCACTTCTTCATGTAGAACAATTTTTTCACAGATTGCCTCTAACCGAAGACGATATTGTGTAGAGAGCATGTGCAATCTCCATATAGGGTTATTTAGCATTACCTTTCAATATAACTCAAGGTATGGTGTTGGGCATAAAGTTGTTGAATGATAATATCACAACCAATCTTGGGATTGCAATCTCCGCAGGTATAAACATCGACTGCTGCTTTACCTTCCTCTGGCCAAGTATGAATGCTGATATGACTTTCTGAAAGCAAACACAATACCGTAACTCCTTGTGGTTCAAACGATTTCGAAATCGTTTGAACCACAGTTGCGCCACTTGCTACTGCTGCATTTTCCAACAAGTCTATAAGACAACGTTCGTCATCCAAAAGAACAAACGAGCAACCATATAGGTTAAGTAGATAATGTTTCCCCATCGTCCAAATCCTTTAAAAGACCACTTACAAGTTTTTCGGTTCCATCCAAATTTTTTACAGTGAACAATGGAGAGCGCATATATTTTTTAATTTTTTTATATCTCTTTAAAAGTTTCCCAACTTCATCTTTGTTGATTGCAACTTCAAGATTTTCTTCACTAAATCCTTCACTCATTTTTTCTTTTTTTCAGTTTTAGTTTGTGAACCCCAGAGTTTGGGGTTAACTCGACCTTCAGTTTGTTTAAATCCTTTTAATCCTTCTCGATACTTATCCCAATAGTGATCAAAAATATCCACCTTTTTGTTTGTAGTCACAATGTCATAACAGATTTTTTTATCTACTTCATAAGTTACAAGATATGCAGTATAAGGTAAGGATCTATCTTCTGCTAGTGTTGGATCACAATCTAAGTGTAGAATCTTAATACTCAACTACGACCTCCCCATTGAATATCTGGGTAGGCTTGCTTAACAACATCGAGAGAAATGTTGTATTTGGTTTGTAAATTCTTATCTTTTACCAGGCAAATAATATCTGCTTCATTGGGATGCAGACCTTCAAGCATTTGAATGAAGATGGTTTCTCTACGAATAGTTGAGAGAGAATCGTTACCGCCCTTCACAAAATTATAGAAGTGCTTCCATTCTCTACGAAGAGATGAGTGATCAGTTCCCAATGGATTTTCATTGGGTTTGTATGGCACTTCTCCTTTTGGAAGAACTGAAATAATACTTTCGTCAAAGTTCCAAATCAAAAGGGACTTGAGTGCCTCAGTCTCATATTCCTGAAGAATTTTGACTTTATCTTTATCAGTTTTTTGTTTTACAACAAGATCAAGAATCTCATTCATAAATGGATTGGGAGGAAGTTTTTCTACAGTCACTTCCTCTACTGGTTGAGCAACGGCTTTGGGTTTAGTCGTCCTCTTCTTCGTCGTCGTAGTTGTCATAATCGTTTTCAAATCTTACAGCTAAAATTTCATCTGGAATAATGTTTCCATTATTATCGAACATCTCTGGATGCGTATAAACGGGTTGAGTCTGATAGAAATGTTCTTTGGCCATCCATCCTATCATACCTCCAACAAAAAAGAACATAATTGAAACCAATGTTCCAATTGTTAAAGTTACTGCTAACATCTTTTTTCTCCAGAGGGTTACTTCTTTTTAATATCAAAGTGAAATTCAATGTAAAAATGAAACTCTCTGCGAAAGAGAAAAATCATCTTACCAAACTTCACTTGAAAAGTTTTTGGTGACTGTGATTTTCTCCTCCTATTACGTAGTAGTAACTCAATTCCCCGATTGATTTCGGAATCTGATCTATTTAGTTTTCTTTCTTCTGCCTTTTCTTTTGTCATGATTGTATCTCCAGGCATCTTCCAAAATTTCATAAAGATAATTTCTTATTTTTCTTGCTTGTGGTTTTGGAATATGCCCATAACCCTCACGAAGTTGTTTATGAATCTCATCAGAACCACCCTCAAGATAATCATCAAGATCCATTACAAGATTGTTGATCTCATTTGCAGTGGCACTTTCAATAAATTCTTCAACCTCTATCTTTTTAGTTCCACGAATCTTTAGATAATCATAAAATTTTAAAACAAATTGGCCATTGAATGCATAATCAATTGCTTTTTCAACGTCGTTGTAAACTTCGTGAAGATTGCTACCCATTAAACCAGATTCTGCTCCTTCAGATATTGAACTGTGTCTGTGCATCCACCAAGATGCTTGTCATCTACAATGACTTGTGGAAAGGTAGAACCCTCTCCGAACTCTGCATAGAATTCTTCACGGGTAAAATCGATATTCAATTTGTAAACCACATGCTGTAGTTGTGCTAATTCTAACACTTGTTGAATCTTTGTGCAATAGGGACAACCATCTTTTGAATAAACTGTAAACTTCATATCTTTTTTATCGTTTTGAATTTTATTTAGTATGAATAATTGAGGCCAAGTATCTCTAATAATCTTAGCAAGTTTATAAGGTGTATCTGAACTAATCATAAAAAAAGGAGTTCAGAGAACCCCACTATTTGGTTTTAGGGCGGAAGGGGCAGTCAGGACATCCTGCCCCACAGCATCCCTTA